ACTTCGGCGCTTATGCATGGTTACCGTGTTCTGTCAGTGCCGCATCACCTGGGGTTATTACTTCTCCCAGGCACGCGTTTCTAAACGGTGACACCGTTATGTACTCGACTGAATACGGCGGAACCCCTCCGACTTTCGGACAAGGCACCTTTACCGGGCCGTTGATTGTTGCTAACAGCCTGACCGATACTTTTACTGTCACCAACGGCGGTACCACTGTTAATACAGTGACCAGCGGTGACGGTATGGTCCGCAAGGTGGCCACCCAAGGTATTATCGCAAATGTGCAGGCGACATTCCCCGCTAACGCGTTGTCGATCACGCTTGCGTAGATGGCTCAAACCGCCGCGCCGCGCGATGCCGTAAGCCTCGCGGGTACAATCACCGCGACTAGCGCGGCGAGTGTCCGAGTAACTGCTCGGGTACTTCTCGCTGGGCGTATTACAGCGCACGGACACATAACCGGGCGTACCGCACCGACTTATCTAATCGGGCGTATTACCGCACAGACTAAAATACAAATCCAAAAACCTGTATTAAATGCGGCGGGCACCACACTACAATTACTGTACGGTAACGCTGTTAGTGCCGCCCAGGCCCGGTTTAGGTTACCATCCTACACTTCTAGCCTATCTGGTCGCATCACCATACAAGGTAAGTTGTGGTCGCAGCCGCCGCTGATAACCACGGCACCGCTTATTACCCTAACAGGTAGGATTACCGCGACTACGCGGGCGTTTATCAACCGCGCCAAATTAACACCCGAACCGCTTAACCTACTCGGTAGTATTTACGCCAACAGTGTGGCGCAGTTAAGCACCGGTCCTTATTATGTCACTAACCTAGCCGGGTGGACCCGTAGTAACTTAACACTGGGTGGTATAGCGGGGCCGTGGCAACCGTATCTGATCGGTAATATCACCGCAGCGTTACAATCGTTCCTGGGTATTGCTGAGATACAGGTACCGTTACCGCCTTATCCGCCGCCGTTCCTGACCTTCACCACACTTGATTACTTAGATCATATTACTTCCGAGCATAACCAAAAGCAAAAATACGTTGATACTGTGGCATTGACAGCTGATGCGGTGGTGCAGGATCAACAACTGGTTGCCAGTGTTGCCGGGTTATTTGATCTTGATTATTGTGTCGGTGAACAAGAAGATTTCACTGGACAGTGGATCGGTAAGTCCCGTTGGATAGAGCTACCAACTGTATTCTTTTCGTGGGATACTGAAGGTGCTGGCTGGAACCAAGCAAACTGGAAGGGACCAGCTGATTCGGATAATAGTATAGAACGGCTCGATGACTATCACTACCGTTTATTGTTGTATGCCAATATTATTGCTAACCACTGGGACGGGTCGATTCCGCAAGCCTATGAGGCATGGGATACCTTGTTCCATTATATCGGGCTACAGGTTCTAATTCAAGATTACGGTAACATGACCATGTTATACGGTCTGTTATCGACACAACGGTTAGATGCTGTGCTTGTGTCACTGTTTCTTACCGGACAGATGGATTTGCGGCCCGAAGGTGTCGAACTTCTCGCGTATGCACTACAACCCCAACCGGGTGTGCGGTTCTTTGCATGGGATGCGGTAAGTGACTCGGTAGACGGCTGGGATCAAGGTTACTGGCCTATTATGCAGCCACCAGGATCGTCGTATACACCTGGTCCCGGTCAAACTATTTGGGACCCCCCGGCACCCGGCCAAGGGCGTGACACCACCAGTGATACACCGCAAACCGACTGGGATGACGGTGGCACAATCTGGGATAAATAGGAGAATTGACCCATGAGCGCCAATATGCACTCGGTAAACGGTAACGGTGCCGCAGGCAGAGCGGATAGTGTCACCCCGTTTGCCTTTACCGCCGCTACCGATTTTAAAGCGGTAGCCGTCGGTGCGGGTGCCAATATCGAAGCCTTGACCGCATATTTTACCGACCCGCTACTGGGCACAGGTAACTTGCCGGGGCTGGCGATTAGTTCGTTTAACAACCGCGCATTAAGACAAGGCACTTTTGTTGCATCGAGTTTGTGTCTATGGATTAGTGGTCAAATTCAGGCATACGTCTACGATGACGGCGATCAGATTAAGTGGCAGAATGAGTTCCAGAACGCACTGGCCAACTTTGTCTCAACACTAATCCCGTCCAATCCCGACTACACCGGTGTCTACTTGCCCATCCTGGGCGGTACCATGCGGGGCAACATCAACTTCCAATCCGGTATTACAACGGTTCTGGAAAACAACACTTTTTACCAGGGCAAGGATACGAGCGGTCAGTCGCGCGGTCTGATCATGAAGAGTAACACTAACGATGTCGTCATCAATGACGGTTCGTCACCACGTGTCACCATTGCCGGTGCACCTGTTGCTAACAACAACTTTTCGTGGAGCGGCAGAGACACCAGCGCCAATGTCCGACCGTTAATCGGCTTGCTGAGTGACAACGCCATTCACATCGGCAGTTCGACCACCTCCGATATCTATTTTGACATCACCGGGGCTGTTCACCTCGCTGGTAACGTCATCCTCAACAACAACCATTATCTCTACGGTAATGATACCGGTGCTACTCCCCGCGCGTTGCTTGGTTTGGCTAATGACAACGGGGTATATATCGCCAGCGGTGCACAGAGCACAACCCATATCTATTCAGGCGGCGGTCAGTCAATCCAGTTGCACACCAACGTACTCGCGCTTGCCCAATTACAGGTCAACGGGACCAGTTATCTCCAGGCTTTCACGCGGTGTTACATCCCTGGTGGTAACGACCCGTTGCAGATTTTGGCCGACAACGGGTTTTACTCACGGATACACTACATCACTTCGGGTGTTCGTGAATGGTCGGCGGGGTGTCTCAACAACGGTAACTACGCTATTGCTGACGAATCGGCACACGCGTTCCGCTGGCAGATCGACACCGCCGGGAACATTACTGTTTATAACTCCCAAACTGTTAACGGCAGTATGGCTGTCAGTGGTGGGTTGACGGTATACAACGGCCTTAATGTTGCTAGTGGCGGTTTCAACTGCGGCAACGCTGGTATGCAAGCCGTGACAATCAACAACGGCCTCAACGTCTACAACGGGCTTTCAGTTAATAGTGGTAACATAGGTTGTAACGGGACTATTTCTACACCGGGAACCGTTTCGGGTGGCTATGTCTACAGCGGTGGACAAGTTTACGGTGCTAGTAGTGTTGTGACACCTGGGACCGTCCAGGGCGGTTACATCTACAGTACCGGTAACCTGGATATCGCTGGTAGTATGGGTGTCGCGGGCAATTTCAATTGTAGCAATCAAGTTAGCTCGAACACGGTGTACGGGAACTTCGTCCACAGTAACGGTGACATGACGTGTCAAGGTAACTTCTATGCCACTGGTACTCTGGCGACCCCAAACCATCTTAGCGCCGGGTACGGGTTCTGCCTGGGTGGGGCAGGCTTTAACTTTGATTACACCTTTGCCGCGCCATACGGGGCGCACTTCCAGATGGTCGGCGGGTTGGGGATGTACGCGCAGTTCTTTTCATCTTACTCGGATGAGCGGTTGAAGAAGAACATTGATTCTGTCGAACGCGATGCGGTGACAGCAATTAAGGCACTGCAATTCTACTCCTATGACAGCCCGCATACGTCACCAAAGGGTGAAGAGATCATCGATAAGCGCAGTCATGTCGCACTCGGTTTTCTGGCGCAACAGGTTCAAGAGACACTCGCCGATGCGGTTATTGAGACTGACCAACCCACGATCTTTCACATGGATCACCCGGAAACCGGTACGATCGGTTGCGATTATGAAACACAACCGGTTCTGGCAATCGACGTGATGACCATGCTGGCGTATTCACTGCGCGCCATTCAACAACTTACTGATCGCCTTGAGCAACTTGAAGGTAGGAGAGCGTAATGAACGAAGACACCGTCCAGGGCTTTTGTGAAGCGGCGGGAAGGGTACTAGCTGAACTTGCCGGAGAGAGCACAAGTAATGAGTTGGTGGAGCGTGTACGCCGGTGTACCAATGCTATTGTGACTATGCTGCCGATGCCGCAACCACCGGAAATCCCCGATATGCAGCCGCCGACACCGCCACCACCACCATCACCTCCTGCTAATCCTCCAGATGCTCCACAAAGGACAACAACTAGACCACCATTGTAAAACTTTCAGCCGTATAGTTAAATTACCGGGTATTTGTCCGGTGATTAAGGGGAGTGTAAATATGGCAGGTGGTTCTAGTGAACCCGAAGAGGTCGGTGAAGGTGTACCGCAACATGAGCCCGACGAACCTGAAGAAGATGATGATGATTTAGACGGCGACAATGAAGAAGATGACGAGCCCGAAGAAGATGATGAGCCCGAAGAAGATGACGGGACTGAGGCCGCCTAAGTCTTAATACCTTAAAGCTTAATAGTGACGGCCACTGTAGAAATACAGTGGCCGTTTTGTTATCCGCTTTTGGGGCGTTTCTGGTAAAGGTGAAGCTTCGGCGGCTACCCCTACACCTAAAACCGGCTTGCCTATACTGTACGGCTTTCTGCGCCGGCCTCCGGGCCGTGTTTTACAGCAACCTTGCCCGCTTTGTCGGGATCAATACACCCGGTTCCCGTTTTACCACAGGCGGCACTTCTTTTACATTGGGCATCAATTCTTTGTAACTTCTAAACAGTGCCATGACTGTAGATTCTGGATCGTTTTCAAAATCCATTACCAGACCGTCTAAATCACCTATATCTACCAGTGTATGATAACGCATATGCGAGCGCCCGTCGTTCACCGGAAGAAACATCCGCACTTCTACTTGACCATCTTTCGGCCAAAACTCTAACGGCGGAATGACTGATTTCTTTGACAACCATGCTGGTCGTTCATACATTTGCGGTCGTTCTTTTGAGTGAAGGTTCATAACAATTTTCCTAATGCTTGGCGGTTTCACCGGTCAATTTATTAATAGTCGCCTTTGTCATATCGATACTCTTTTGAGCCAATTCTTTGTTACCGTCGTAGAGGGCTAAGTGTTCAGCCATGACTTCTTTGTCTGACATGGACAGTATTCGTTGGATCTCTTTATCTATCCATTCAAGATACGGACACTCATTGTGTTGTCTACACCAGTTCGGTCGGGAACAAAAAGGGCAAGGTTCCATTTTATAGCGCTCTCATAAAAGCATCGTCACCGATGACAATAACGATAGGTCCAACCAAGTGGTCTACTTCAACACCGTCTCTAAACCGGGTGAGGTTCTTGGCCACCAAAGCTTTATCCCATAAAGCTGTTGCGGTATTGTTTCTGGGCATACCGATATTCTTACCGTCAGTATTACAGAAGACAATACACTCGACATTATTGTAGACATCCCAATACGGCACTATTTCCATGTAACCGTGCAGAGCCTCCTGTATATCGGAAGTCAGCTTTTGCAAGCTAAACTCACCGTCGTAATCAAGTGTTTCAAAGCCACCCTGCTCGGATATAACGGTTATTTGTCCGCGCATTTGTCACTCCTTTAGCGGGTAAGCCAGCGTTTGTACTCACGGGTAGGCACTAAATCACACCCGGCATTCGCATATAGTGCGAGGACTTCCAGGTTATAAACCGCTCTGTGGTGAAACATAGATTCGGCCATTGTGTGAAGCTTGTATTCGCGGCGGTACAACTCGTTTCTTGCACCTATGGCACCGCGCCAAAAGCCTTCCTGCCGAAACATAGATTCGACCGATTTAACACTCGGATACGGTTTTATTCTTTCGGCAAGAATACCCAGGTCCGACCACTTAGTTAGTGACATTTAAGTCTTCCATCCGGGCGCGTATTATACCGATTAGCCTATAAAGTACCTCCGCCGTGTAATTACTGATGTTAAGCTCATCGGCGAGGTCTAGATAAGTCATCTTCGGGTTGTAGAGGACTATTGTGGTAGCCCGAGCACAGACATTCCTTAAATCGGATATCCCCATTTCCGGGTTTTCCACAAGTATTGATTCAACATTATCACAAATGGCCCTCATTAGTGTACTCACAGTATTTCCCCCAGCTGTTTGATGTGTTTTTCTATTCTCTCGAGTGTTGTATTACCTTTTTTCAGTTGGTCGGACAAGGCGCGTAAATCACGTTCTATAGCGGTTAACCGTTCGGTGTTTAGTTCAAGTATACGGTTAATGTCACCTAGCTCATCGGATATATTTTCGATCTCGTCGCTTAAGGTTTGCAGTGTGACAGCCATCCCAACCTCCCCGTTGGATTACTGTTTTGTGATCCCCGAACAGTACAGGACCATTTCAACAAACTCTTCTTCCGACATTTCGACGCTTTTTATAGCTAGGTGGTGTGCCAATCCCAATAGCGAAGCTAATATAATCGAAAGTATATCGTTATGGTCGTATTTATCCGCGAATTGGTCTTGTATACTTGCTGCGGCTGCACCTATAAAACCGCGTGCTATCATCATGTCTTCATCGGACATAGCCATTTAAGCCACCGTGAAATTAGGAGGACGGGGTATTTCGATAGTAGTCGGCTTCCACAGGTGAAGGCAGTACGGGTGATAATTCTTGTGTTCCGAACGCGGGACGTGAAGTTGCATGACTGTTTCTTCGTCACCCCAGAATAGATTTTTTATATAATCCATTTCTTCCCAAGTCGGACAGCGGTTTTCGCAACTGACACTCACATGCTCCCACTTAACAATATCGTCACCGGTTGATGCCATCACCCGCAGGTTTATGACCATTTTATTGGTACGATAAGGGACCATAAAGAAACCAAAAGGGTCGCCTTTCTGGTGTGGCCGATCTGGTGTTATAAACCGGAATTTTTCAACCTTTGTCCACGGAAGCGGTCGCATCCTTGTCTCCGTCAAAATGAAGCCAAGCACCTTCATCAGTAATCAATATTTGCGAACCGTCTTGTCTTAAGACCCGCAGTATATGTGTCGAGCATTCAGGACAATACGTGGGCAGACGCGGGTTTACCCAACAGAGCAAATGTCCGCAACACGGGGTTTGAATCAAACGAAAGTGGACCAGCTCCTGGGTCATTCATACCTCGTATCATCCACAATATCCAAGACTTCTTGGATTGAAGACACTAATAGTGCACGATAGTCACCGCGTGTTTCTTCAATATAGGGGTTGTTGGAAGCGTAATGCATCCCCATCATAGTCGCGATAATATAACCAACAGCCGGGCTGCCGGGGTCTATATCGGCTTTATTACACTCTTGTGTAAGTGCGGTAAATGTTGCTATGGCGAGTTCGTTAGCGTCTTGCCGTTCCATTTATCTTCCTTTGCGGGTTTACTGTTACTACCCTTGTGAATACTGTCAGAGGCCGTTTGTGGCGCGTTTCTGCTATAGGGAAGCGGTTCCGGCAAGGGGCTATAGCTAAAATATTTCCCGGCCCTAGCAAGCTTCCATAAAGCACTTCGCGTGCCGTTGCAAAATGTGCACATCTTCACTCCTCGTATTTGATTTCAGGAAACGACGTAGGGATACGTTTGGTTTGTATGATAAATGGTAGCAGTACAGCTGGTGGTGTATTCGGATCGACTACACAATTGGGTACATCTAGGTGTTTACTGACCAACTTTAATGCTGGTAAACCGGCATCAGCGTAAATACAAGCTAGTAATTTATCATCTTTGAATACTTCAACCATGTCTAGACGAGTTTGATGGTGCTTTACGATTTTAAAGCTGATCACTTGGTGCTCCCCTGTTTTTTGTTTGGAAAAAAGGCGGCGGAAGCTCACGACTTCCGCCTAAGTTATGTGCTACGCGTTCTCTCATCGACAGACGACGATATTTCCGCTATGAAAAACACAACCAGGGACGCCTTTGCTTCAACCTGGCTATGTCGAGAGGAGACGGATACCGCCTTGTAGATGGCCGACATCTGTTACCAGTGCCGGAAGCCGATGCTGTCGCTCACCCGCCCGTAGACTCCTCCCTGCCAAGATGGACAAATAAAATCATCCCGATCTCCGCTTTTCTTCACCAGTGTAATCACGGGTGCCATCTTCGTTCCACAGGAGATTGGGATCTGGAAGATAATCATGCGATTGTGTCGCTAATGCCCGCAGCCTAGAAACAAGCTCTTCCCTATCAAACCTTCCCAATTTGATTCTGATGCTTAATTCCAGTAACTCGTGTTCGAGTTGGTGCATACTTACACTCCTAAAAAAAGGTTGGCGGAAGGGTTTTTACACCTTCCGCCGTTAACCCCTCCTTAGTGAGATATACGAAGCTTGTTCGGTGTGGTGCCGTCAACTTGCTTCTTTAGCCCGATGCTGTCAGCCGCCGCATAACCTTCCCGGTAGCCTTTGGTGTTATTGAACTGCACCAGTGAAGTCTTTGTTGTACGCTTCACCTTTAGGCCGTCCAAGAACGATTCAGCGTTTTGCCGCGCCTTGTCGTACATGCTTTGCAGTGCCGGAAGTCCACCAACCTCCTTTACGGATTTGGTTTCCATTTCTTCGGCTATTCTGGCACAAAGCCGGTAACTGCAGGCATTCATAAAGCTGATCTTAAACGATGATTGTTCCGATACCGGAACACCTTTTCGCGCTTGCTTCACCAGGATTTCCATCGTTTCGATAAGATACTCACCGAACAGCTTGGCACCGAGTACATTCACCTCTTCACCGATGAAGTTGTGAATAAGGTAAGTCCTGCTGTTTGTCCCGACATACAGCTTGCGCGCGTGTTGATCAAAACCGCGTTTGTCACCACCTGGCCTGTCAATCGACGTGTAGTAGTAGCCGCAAAAGTTCAGCTTGGCGACAGCGTTAAGCAGCGGTTTGATCCACCCGGAAAAGTAGGTAACAAAGTCGTTATCCCGGATGATATTATCAAATACACTGGTGTTTCCGACAATATCGGCCATTGTCAAGTTATACCGGGCTAGCCTTTCCTGAAACATGGCCATAGCTAGCGCCGCTTCATGTTCACTAGGGTTGTTGCGCGCCAGTTCCAGAATTTTCTGGAGTTGTTCTACCGCCTTGCGCTTTTCGTCGTTTTGCCGTTCTTCACTCATAGTATAACACTCCTCCTAGATGAAGGGTTGCAGCGGGAAGTGCTGCGCTAAGTCCACCTTGTGACAGATGGACTTGCCGCAATACTTCAGTCGTTGATGATTAACACTTCAACCGGGCATGACAGCTTTCGCACATCTTCCTGTACCGGTTGAAATAACCAACCAGCTACGTCACCGTTGCACACGTCGACTGATTTGAACATGAAATGAACAACCTGGCCGGTTTTCTTTGATTTGATACCGAAACCGCTTCTAAGGTTGGTGTCGGTATACAGGTGATCTAAGTCGCTGATTTCAGCGGACATAACAACCTTGTTGTTATCCACTGAACAGGTGAATAGATCACTGTCGATTACGATGACAGTCATACACTCCTCCTAGAAAAAGCGGCAAAGCGCCGCGCAAAGTCCACCCCGTAGGATGGACTTGCCGCGAAGCTTCTTTACAACTTTTATTACACACTCTCGCGCAGACGCGCTCCTGCGCCTGCTAAGCGGTATTTAGGTTGTAATTTGTTAGTGCAGTGTCGGCGCTTGTACGATACCATCGATCAACGGCCCGCCAGCGGCTATCATGTCATCAGTGTGCTTTTTTAACTCGATAATACGGTTTGTCACCTTGTCGCGAACCGTTTCGAGTATCAGTATTTTTGTATCGGCTGTTGTTGACGCTATGATATTGACAATTTCGATCCGATTCGGATCTTTACTTGGTGCCGGACCCTCGGCTTCGCGCCCTGGTAGCCGTGATGCCATCCAACCTTCCGATACGAACAACACCAGTTGACAGTTGACTTTCTTCGCGATTTTCTTTACTTCCGATAACATTACCTGTTTTTGGAAGTCGTTTGCCCATGGACACGGTACCACATGAATGGTGCCGTCTTCATCGTAAAGCTGATACACCGGGTCGAGTTGCTTAACGCCTTTTTCCAGTAACAGTATACGGGCGTAAGCTTCACCGTCCTTTAGTAGATCATCAAGGGTACGCATAATCGACACTCCTTTACTTGAATACGTGTAAGGCAGCGAGAACACTGATTGTAGTTCCGATGACACTCGCCATGCCAAAGACAACGATAAAGATACCGGTGAACATGGCCATGATTGACGGCTTACTATCGATCTTGGCTTCAAGACGAATAATGTCGATACGTATCGCCATTATATCGTCGTGCAATGTATCGAGTGTTACTTCGGCCATTTCCGATACTTTCTATTCGACATGAACGGTAAGCGGAATACCTTTGGTGACAACATAGATCGCGGGTCGATGCCCGTAATCCTGTCCCTTCCACTTCTCGATCATATCACGTTTCGCTTGTCTCGCTTCTCGCAAAGTCTTTGCGGTTACGATGTCGTATTCACCACGGCCTAAAAACATGCGGATAACAAAGTAATCAGCATTAGCCACATGATCTTCTGTCCATTGCCGAATACGTTCTTTGTTTTTGTTCGCCAAGGCACTGATTTCCTTAGAAAAAAGAAGCCTAGCACATTGCGCGCTAGGCTTCAACAGATTGTTTCATTGGGGAATCAATACTCGTCTTCATCAGGCGGAAAGGCTTTGTTCCACTCGGCTGGTGTGATACCAGTCAAAAGAAACTCACGCTCTTCCGCTGATAGGTGCGGAAAGGCGCGCTGCACCAATGCACCTTTGTTGTAAGTGTCGATCTGTTCCTGTGTCACCGGCAGGTCCATCGTGTGTTCCTTGCCGGATAGGATTGATGTCTTGGTGATCTTCATAAACTCCTCCTAGATATGCAGCTGTGGAAGTGCTGCGCTAGTGACACCCCGTAGGATGTCACTGCCGCAATACTTCTAAGGGTACTTCCGTCCATCTGGGATGTACGGTACAGACTTCCGACGTGATGCTTTGCTTATTTCTACGATATACGCATCGCAAAAACACGCTTCACTACCGCAGTTAAGTCCGTACACGTTGTACATCTTACCTGCGATTTCTACGATACCGTGCCAACCAGGGCCACGGCGTGTTTCACCTTGTACCCATTGCACTTCATGATCTTGGAAGTGCAACCGCTTTGTCTGCGATTCATTCATCGGGGTAAACATTACCGCTTTTTCCTTTCCCAATCGTCCCTTGTCCTGAAGTAAGCGGTAGCGCCGATGCGTACTGTGATATACACAAGAAAGAACCACAGAAACACACCGGCTATTGCTACCACTACTTCACCTAACAACCACAAGAGTGTCATTAGGCGTGAACGGGGAACATTCGGAACAGCAGCGCCAAAGAGGCGGCTACTGTTATGAGTAGACAGATAAGTCTCATCTGTCACTCCACAACAACAATGCGATCAAGGTATTCCTTGAACTCGACTAGTGCCTTGACGCTACCAGCCGCAGCTACCCTATCGCTGTTGTTCTTTGCCGACTTCAGGTTATCGCGCGCGAAAGCGATGTGCTTGTTCAAGTCGTCCTTAATGTCGGACAACATGACTTCGGCACCTTCACGCGCACGCCAGTCGTTGGCAAGCCTGAAGTGGATTGCACTTGTCAAAGCCATAATCTTAACTCCTTTCTTCACTCCTCCTAGATGCAGTGCGGGTAAAGCACTGCGCTAAGTCCACCAGTATTACCTGATGGACTTGCCGCAAGGCTTTACTGTACGCGTAACTCTCTAAGTTGCGCTTGATCCAAAGACCTTACGAAGTGCAGTTTTACCTTTGCACCCCGTTGACAGGCTGTGGTGAAGCGATTGGGAAACTCAAGAACGATGGCCTCGAAACTGTGTTTGAGAACACCGTGAATGGCGCAATCGATTAACCCGCTTTGTAAAGCGGGTGCCATAACAAGTTGTGCAATGATTGCGTCATCCGACATACCACGTGCCCGCATTTGGTGAATACGACTGAACGGCGGAATACCGGCTTCGATACATGCGCGTTCCGATTCGTCCATACGTTGCCGTAGTGGATCCATGTTACACTCCTCCTAGATAGCATTTGACTGGGCTTGGAACCAGTCAGCCGCATTACACTGGTGTTGTTACACCAGTGTCCTCTGCGTTATGTTTGTTTAATGCCATTCCCAGGTTACATCACCCTCGGTGCAAACCCACTTGTTACGCGGCATTGCTGTTTCGGCGTGACAGTGATCATCTACCCAAGGGATACCATTTCTACCGGATTTGCGATACCGTAAAATCAGCAAGTCCATTGCTTTGCCGTAGCGTTCCTCAGGTACGTTGCAGGTTTGAATCAGATCGTGATCAGTAAATATTGGACCGTTGACATACAGACACAGTGTTTCGGAATCAGTAAGTCCCGCCCAGCCCAGCTTTATACCATTGACAATTGTTGGGTAACCTGGGTGTGAAGCTGAGTTGTTGTTGACGGTTGGCGCAGTTACAGTTTTTGTCTCGCCTTCGTCTTCAGCTTCAGTAGCCTGTGAGTTGTCGATTCGACAAATCATATCTTTGTCCAATATCGCGCCAAACCTTAAAGCAATCTCGGGGCACTTCCCGTTAACCGCTGGCCAGGTTTCACCGTGCCATTGAACATCGGGATGTTGACATTGTGGCTCGAGGCCGCATGTATCAGCAAGTGCTGGGGTAGCGATCAGTGTAAGAAACGCGATTCCAACAGTTAGTGATTTCATAACACTCCTCCTAGAAATGTGGGGTTAGGTTGCACGGGCTTGGGAACCGTGCTGCCACATTACACCCGTTTTTTAACGGGTGCCCTCTGTGTAAGTCTTACGCCGCAACCTTCTCGGCGTAATTAACCGCCAGTTCCAGTGCGCGCCGCTTGAGGCCTGCACCGTAACCGTACCATGCCGAGTGCAGCCGTGTGTCACTGGTGAGGCACAGCTCGTGATCGACAGTGTAGGTAACCGAGTTGAACGCACCCCACCAGGTTCCCTTCGCTGTCGGGATGTCTTGCCCCGGTGCGAAAGTCAAGCTGTCAGCAAACCGCTTGATGGTAGAGTTGATCTTCACTTCCGTATCCTCACCTTCGGGATCCGGCTGCTCGCGCTCAATCTGCATAACATCATGATAGTAATCCATGACGTCCGACACCTTAGCGCCGACACCGCTTAACATTTCCGCAGTGTGCGAAAACGTCTGCATTTCAGCGTGTGCGAGGCCGAGTGCCTGTTCCGCCTTTGCCTTCATGTCGTCGTCGAAGGCGCGCGCGTGTGTCATGCGGAAAGTGGCACCACCCTTGTTCTTACCGTCGAGTCTGTGTCCAAGCGCGGCGGTGATGGTGTTCCAGCAAACAACGCGAACCGGTGTAAGTGCAGCCGTAAGGCTAAACCCGAACTGGTGCGGTGAAGATAGCAACAGATAGGCACGGGTTTCATCGATCCCGTTACCGATTTTAAAGCTTTCGCCGATACGGGCGAGCGCCCAGATGAAACGACCGCCTTTCAGCGAACCCATCGTTTCCATCTGCATGTCACCAGCCTTCACAAAACGAGTGAAGAACTCAACCGCATCGCGGTTTTGTGTCGGCGTCCAGTTTTCGCCCACCGTGTCAAAAAAGGCTTCGTCCGTGTCACGTACCAACCCGTATTCACCGGGTGCGATACGCATCGCGATCTTCTCACCTTCCGTTTGCTTACGGAAGTACAAGGGCCGCTTACTGACAGTCCAGTCAAGATCCGCAACCTTCAACATCTCATCAACTGAAATGTCGTTGGAAACCGGCTCACCTAAACCGTGCCAGGGCAACCCGCCGTCCGCACGATAGGCCATCGTTTCAACAGCATCCATAGCTTTAACTCCTCCTAGAGGATCAAAGGGTTACAAGTGTGCTTTCGTTGGCATTACCCATCCGACACCACGTGGAGGTGAAAGCTTGTCGGACAAAAACAAGTGAAGGAACCAAAAATCCCTTCACTTGTGTAAGTATACGCACCTAGCGGAGAGTGTTACTTTTTGCTAGGCTTTGGCGGAACGGTGACAAGTGCCGCCTTGTTTTTGGGAATGATACCCGCCTCGAGTAAGGACTTCGTAATGCCCCTAAAGGCTTCGATGCAGAAGACCGCCATCGAAGGGCTCATGGGAGCCTTCTCCGACACCTCAGCCGAACTAATCGACAAGTTGCCGAGTAGCAGGTTGGAAGTGCGTTCATAGCGGTTTGCCTTCGGCTCGCGCGGCTCCTTCACCACCTTTGGCTTACGGAGCCGCTTGCCGGTATCATCGAGTTCGATGTCACCGGACAAGTCGCCTTTCTTTTCAGGCGTCTCCGTAACCGTTTCGCCTTCCGGCTCGGGTTGCGGATCGGTATCTGTCACCACCGGGAGTGTCACCGGTTCCGGCTGCGGCTCCGGTTCCGTAACCGGGATCGGTTCCGCATCTGTCACCTCGGCACCCTGAACCGGCTTCGGGTTGCTGTCGAACACGATGCGATCGTCAACCGCATTTTGCAACAGCGTATCCAAATCCTTTCCAGTGTGCTTCCCGGCACTTTTGCCGTCAACGGCCTGGATAACCGGATCGGCTACCAGAAACGATTTGCCGTTGTAACTGACTGAAAACCCGTACTTATCGATCACAGACCGAAGATCGTCCCGGCTGTTCTCGATCAGGTACTTGTCCGCAGTGTCATTAATCTTAGCCATACGCTTAACTCCTCCTAGAATATTGAGGTTAGGTGCTTTCGTTGGCGTTACCCGCCCGACACCACGCGGAGGTGAAAGCACGTCAGGCACCGCACCCAGGCGGGTGCGGGTAGTTATGCGGCTTGGGAAAAAGCTTCCCAAGCCGCCAGGGTGGCCGTAGCGATGTTCTCGCTAAGGGCGCACTGTTGCGCGACATGATCGGCTGTCGGCAACTTGCCGTTCCGTTTCAGCGAACGGCTGATGCACCATGCGGCACGCTGATAGCGGTTAGGCGATTCCGTAACCGTGTCGGTTCCGCAATACGCACGCCATGCCATCAGAATGTACCGCGCCGTCGGCGCACCGAAACCGCAACGCGAAACCAGCCGCGCTTCGGTAGGCAACCGGCCCGTCCGGTTCAACGAATTGTTGATAACGCGAGCGGCCCGGTGGTAGCGGTTTTTGTAAACCTGAGTCATAACTTCCTCCTAGAAAATCAATGTGGTAGCAAAATCGCTACCGTGCTTTCGTTAGCGTTACCCGTTCGGCACCACGCGGAGGTGAAAGCTTGCCGAACAATGCTAGGAGGAGGAGTTTTTGTGTCCTACTGTCGGATGCGCGCAAGGAGGTTGCTATCCGGTGCAGGGCATTGCTCCGCGAGTTTCACGCGGTCACAACCGGCAGATCGCCGTTGTCCCTACTGGTTCGACTCAAAGCCTTGCTTAAGGGCAATGTGGCCTAGGGTTCACGCACGCTAGCGCGTGAACCGCTCCGTCTGGCCCTTGGCCCGCTCACTCGTTCCGCGAAGCTTTCGTCGTTTTTGCCCTTTCTACCGTTCTTTCCGTACACTAGAGATGGGTACGGGCAACGGCGGATTCAAGTCTAGGGAAAAAATTATTTTGAAGTTTTTTCTGAATGAAATCAAAGGTTTACAAGGTTTTTCCGAAAAAATTTTACGAAAGTCGGTCGAACCCGTAACCCGCTGATATCAAACACGTTTCACCACAGCTAACGCTAGGAATCGGCAACCGCCGACCCCTGGGCCTAGGCCGGAATTATGTCTTTGAAAACAAAGGCATAACCCCGGCAAAGGGAAATCGGGGGAAGGCTTTGCAACCTTCGGGGGAGATATAGGTATTCCCTAAGTCGGATTCAAGGGCTAAAACGATCTTTTTTCCTGAATGAAATCAAAAGCTTACAAGGTTTTTTCAAAAAAATTCCACAGGACTTAGCCCACAAAAAAGGGCTAGGGAACGCCCCTAGCCCTTTTACAATCTGTGGCTGTAAAGCCGACTTATTTTCCGTATTCAGTGATGTACAATTCCCCTTCCATCGGTGTTAATAGTTTCCATACATATTCACCACCGTAAGCTACCATTTCCCATTCTAATTGTTCGAGTTCTTCGCCTTCTTCTGTATCTGTGGAAACATCCCATAGTTTTTGTTGGTTTTCCTTTGCCTGTTCTAGCGTGTCGCAAGTATCCACAACAATAGGAATACCGGCGTCCATCCATATCGTAACATACACCTTCATTCGCCTTTCGGTTAGCCCTAGATGATTGTATAGGTGTTTTTTGTTCATACGAACAGCTCCTTTGATGAGCATTATGGTTTGTTGGCAAAGGCAATGTTTACAGCGGTGAGCGGTCGGTTTAGCTTACCATCCCATGAACGGTGTGTTTCGACCTTACTGACAGTATTCCATTCGTCTAACCCCTCTTTAATTGTACTCCACTGCTTGGCTTGGTTTATATCACCGGTAGAACTACACTCAAATATTCCGGCTTTGGTGTGGGGGTTCCACTCAACAACAAACCGACGGTCATGCGGGGTTGGTGTTTTACCGTCCGCCGCCCCGATAATTTCAATAACGATTGACATACTACACCTCGATAAAGCGGAAGTTGAGTGAAACAATCAACGGTCGGTATTCCAGTGACTGATCGTACCACAGCTTCGGCGGGTTAGGACATACTTGGGAACAGTACTCGACCGCTTCCCCGACGGTGTCAAACCGTTTTGCTTCCCTTAGCTGGTCGACTACCACAAGAGTGTAGGTTTCGTCGTCATCCAGTTCTGGGTCGTACATCAAAAGGTACTTGTCTTTTAACGGACACTCCGTCACTACCTGAACAATAAATGCCATTGTCACCGCCCCTTGACTATCTTTACCGGATCCTGTCGCAAGGCTTCGTACAAATCTTTACCTTCCGCATGGAACTGCAGTATCTTTTCATCCACTGAATCTTGCATTACTAGGTCATAGAAGAATGTCTTTTCCTTTTGTCCGGTGCGGTATGTCCTGCCTTCACACTCGTAACGGTCAATAACACTTACCGGCGATTCATAAAAAATGGTGTAACACGCGGCTTGGAGGTTTAACCCCATCGACGCCTTCCGGGTGTTTGCCACTAGTATTCGATAATCAGGATCGTTATTGAAGCTGTCTTTTATCGGTGTCCAATTCTTTGTGCCGCCCCATAACCACCCGTGTTTATACTTACGCTTGGTCAATTCTTCCGATATATTGCGACCGGAATAATTGAACTCATGAAATATTAAGATTTTCTTGTCTTCGGGTAGTTCTTCAAGCAGTTCCATTAACAGGTTTAGCTTCGGGTTGTCTTTAAAGGCAATCTGTGCACGTTCGTCGGTTTCATCATCAAGAAAACCGACAAACCCGGAAGATATCTGGCGCATACGGAGAAAAGCATTGCTGACTTCTCGCCAATTACCTCTGGTCTCAAGTAATGCTTGGCGTTCCTTTTCGTAGTACGCCCAGTTTTCTTCAGGAAACTCACACTCCTTTATGACGTAATTCTTAGGCGGTAAATCAACACACTCTTCGACTGTATACTGTATTGATGACGGTAGCATATAATGTTGGAATATCTTAGCGCGGCGTTTTCTAAACTCCCAAGTAGTCGCGAAGCTGTGTTCTACCCGGCGAAAGAACGCCTCGCGGAATAGGCCCGGTGATGTGCCGAACGCTTTACCGCGATCTGTCACATAGAACTGCGACCATAGAATAAACGGATCGCGACCGTAAGCACGCCCGGCTAGGCTATAACGGATCTGTGAATTGACCGAGAACTCGTTGCATACTTGAAATTGAAGTGATTCGCGGTTGCCTAGTTTTGTTGACTGGTCGAATACTACCGCGTCAACGCTTTCGATTAGTTTAAGGATGAGGTCCTTCTTTATCTGGCGCTTCTTCTTACCGGTCGGGTTGCCGTCAGCATCCACTAACGGGTTACCCTTTTTATCAACCATTATGTCCAGTGTCGCTACCATAGCGGATACACCGGCAAACGTGCCGATTATTATCCCGGTGTCAAAGGTCTCAAGTTTCTTCCATTTAGCAACTGAACTGGATTTTGGTAAACGAATATACGGGATCTTAAAACCCCATTTCTTTATCTCGTCTTCCCACCCTTCGCATACTTCATCGGTCGGTGTAAAAACAAAGGCCCGCCGAATAAAACCGTGTGTATAGAAATAAGACAGTAATTCTAGGCTTACACCGGTTTTACCGAGGCCTAAATCGGTCATTATCATGGTTTCGGGGTCGGCAATACCGCGAAGAAAACACACCTTTTGGTCTAGTCTAAACGTCGGTATTGTGAACTTGTGCGGCGGTTTGATGAGTGCCAGATCCGCTTCCACTTCCAGCGGTGTCAGTTTCTTGTACCACTCTTTGGTGTCAACCGGCCTGGTTAAGTATTGTTCGACTACAAATTTAGGTACAGGCATGGCTATTTCCTACAGGTCGTCGCGTGGGTTATGTAAATCGCCGCCTAGACCTTTGCGAACTATCCATTTACCTGGCGGGTTATCTTCGCCATTCCATAATATTGAATCAGTCACTGCTTCAATAAGGTTTTTGTAACAGTAGCGGTAAGAGTACCACCCGGTTTCATCAAGACCGACAAATAGACCCCAAGTGAAGTTCATTTGCATAATACCTATCCAGCGTCCGTTGGGTAATTGACGGACGAAACGGTATCCTTCGGTACGTAGATTTTCTTCGGTAACGGACATCTTCTAACCTCTGGTAATGCTTTCTGGTTCGTCATCTTCATAATCTTCATCCCTACCCTTTGCCGGTTCACCGATGTATTTCTTTAGTTCATCGCCTAGGTCTTTTGACAGTAACCGTGAGTCCATGACAAATTGTCCGGTAGGGTAGTGCTGTGTTATTAATACGGTGAAGCGTGCTGAATCATTTCTCACCTTTGCGGCAAACAGGCGTGCCATACCATGTTCTTCTTCACTTCTTGTTTGGCTATAAGTAATCGCATTGTCGGCAATACCGAACATGGCGATACTACCGGAACCGTGGAAACTCTGAATACTTGTTGCCGATTCTGAACTTCTGGTCCCTTGTTGCGGTACTACCATAGCCAAATTACGGTCAACAGCTAACCCGCGAAGATCAATAGTCAACTCTTCTAAGGCTTCCCATCCCTGTTTGTTGCGCGGCATGCGCATTAATTGCGGCATATCAATCAATACGACTTCCGGTTCAAACTTTTCGACTATAGCCAGTTCATCCAGGTCTTTTTGAAGATCATTGTAGGACATTCTACCGGTAGGTAACGACCGAATGCGGATATTCTTTAGTTTAAATTCTTCGTTGATTTTAGTTTTCAAGTAGTCTAATGAGTCATCCTTGTCAGTAACATACCAATTCGGTTTTAATGAGACTTCAGTAAAACCGGTTTTTTCATTATCCTTATTGACGAACTCGATATAGCTGTAATCTTTATCCCGCTCTTTTCCTTTATCATCTTTTGTGTATTGATGGCGACGGACACCGTTAAATAGTGTCTGAAATAACCGCATGGCGGTCATTTCCGCCGAATTTTCCAGTGTATAGTATATAGCTCTCCATCCTTGTAGATACGCTGATTTAGCACAGTGGTTTAGGAATTGCGATTTACCACGGTTACGCGCGGCAATAAAGAGAAGCAGTTCTTTTCTTGCCGGGTGAACACCGTGGGCATCAAAAACAGGGATGCCTATAGGACAATAATCATTACCCTTTTCCCGCATTAGAAAATCTAATGCACGGGGTTCGTTTAGTGTAAAACCATAATCGCGCGGTGTGTTTTTTATCCTGAGTATTCTTCTAAAGATAGCTTCTAGATCATCAAACGCATTGTCACCGCCTTTATTGAAGCGGTCGCCCGCCTCCATTAGACCTATACGAATGTGCATAAAATGGACAAAGGTCGAAACCCGCTTGAGGACATAGCTTGTATCAAGGCCGTCCGCTTGCCTAACCATTCCATTGATGATCTTCATATACACTTGGTGAAGCTTGTGCTTGGTGTTTTCCAATACATCAGAAAATAAATCGTCAATGTGTTGCTTACCCGGTGCGCGGTTATACTGTTTTCTGTAATCCAACGACCGGGATATTATCTCATCCAACGGTTCGTCAAATAACTTCGGTTCTACTTGTGATGCGATGACAGTAGCATTGTCATCGTTTACAAGTGCTACCGCTGTGGTAATGGACTCTTGGATACTTAGGGGAAGCTTGTCCTCAGGCATAGCGGCTAGCTACCTTGAAGTTTAGAACGGGCTAGAGGGCCGTTGTGGTACGGTTCTGGTTAGGTGAAGCCCTTTTAGGCTACCCCTACAGCCGAAAGTAAAACAGGTATTCCCTACGGCTTTCTCTACTGTTTTACTTGAACCGATGAGTAATGATAATACCTAGCATTTGTGAAGCAATATAACCGGGGAAGGAGTGTTCGATTGCTTCGGGTATACGGTCGACATACCGAAGTAATGTGTGCAGTGAAATTACTACCTGGTAATCTTCACTATTCCATCCCTCGATATAACGGGCTAGTTCTTTAGCGGCGACTTCACCTAAGTACCGGCGTTCGATTACTGTTAGATCGGGTGCGGCCTTGGCAAGTAACTCACGCACCGCTTGTGATTTAGTCTGAAAACCTTGGAACGATGTGTTATTCTTGATGCGAAACTGCATTCCTTTATCCATTAACCCGCGCCGTTCTATTTCTGTCTTGATGCCTTCAAGTATCCAGTCCTCCGATTCTATCGGTTCTTTTACCGGTGATGTTGATTTAGCCTTTAAGTTAAAGTTCACCCGCAGCCGTAATTCTTCGAGTTCGTTTCTCTTAAGATACGGAACCGATTCCAGTATATCCTTGTACCCGGCACGCGGCATGTTTACACTCCGTGAACCTTTTTCGTATATATTGAGAGTGAAGGTGATACCTAATATATACGGTTAGAGAAATGCGGTTGTTCGATGAAATTATGGCACTGCCGGGAAGTATATACGATAAACTAGCGTACCGCTCCTTCTCGTTTTTCTGCAGAAACCTAAAACAAGCGCAGTGTTTTGAACTAACCGAAAGTGTGGCACAAGCCTGTAACCATGTAATGTCGGCGCGACCGACCACTTTACTTCAGGCTTTACCGCTAAACCGCCTCCCCTATAAGTATACATGGGTGGAAACTATCAAGCGCCAAGGCGGGTTTAGTAACGGTAAGGATGCCCCGGATCGGATGGGTTGTTTATTTGTTGCCAGTGACGATACATTCCACAGAGGTGTCGCTTATTTTTCATGGAACCATAGGCAATACGGGGTGAGTCTGTGCCCGTTTGCTTTAGCTTTTGATTGGACTGAAAACGCCGCACCGATATACAGCCAGCTATCCGCAAAGAACCCGACTGTATCACTGTACAAGGAGTTATCTGATTCTTACCAGCAGAAGTTTAGTAGCTATGAGTCAGAGAATGCGGTTGTCGATAGCTGTAGGATGTCCACCCGTTGGGGCCATCTATTAAAGGAACCGACAGAGCGGGCGGCGTTTATTGCCCTCGAAAAGAGATCGGCACTGGTATTAAATGAATCGTGCCAGTTTCTATTCGAGGCCAATGCACTGTCACAACCGCAGCTTAATTCGTATGTAGATGATCTTGTCGGTGAGTTACCGTTCTTTTCATCATTTTTGATTATGCTGAACAGTAAAACCATACTTGATCGCACAACCGACGACTTCACTAAGTTAAACCGGGCGCGCGGGCGGAACCGAAAGGCACCGCTCAAAGAGTTTGTGGTGACACGGTTATCACTGTCACGGGTACAAGCAAACCGAGCGAAGTCGGTGGGTATTACCAACCGTGAACAGGCACGGTTGACACTGGTTCGTGGTCACTTAAAGGTAAGAAAAACCGGCGTATACTGGTGGAGTCCGCACCCGCGTGGGCGCGGAAGCCATAATGTACGTAGCGGATATAAGACTGTACTTTAAAAAAGTACGCGCGTATATATAGCTAGCGGGTGACTTGCGTATAGTTGTCGCACAGACCAGTATATAAGTGTTGTCCGTAAATCCTTGCGTGGGAGTAGCACTATGAAGGAACTCAAGACAGACAACTTTTTGAAGCGAGGTCTATACAAGTATGAATACCGGCAGTTTGTCCCGTTTACCGAAATCGATATTAAGGCGTCAAAAGAAAACCCGGCAAGGCTGACCCGTGCTATCGATGACGATAAGGTGACAAAATACGGGGTCGAGATGCTTGACGGGGTGGAGTTTGGCGCCATTGTGTTACTGAACTTGCCACCTGGTGGGCAATATAAATGGATTATTGCCGGCGGTGTTCACCGTTCCTGTGCCGCCATCGAAGCTTTAAAAAAGGGTTTTGATGCTTATTGTATCACCGAACCTGATGAATACCGCCGCGATGTCTTATACAAGCAGTTAAATACACTGGAAGGGACCGGTGTATCAATTGCCGAACAGATCCGGTTGGTGATTGATATTCACATCAAGCACGGCATCGCCATCAAGCAATTAGCAAAGGAGTGGAGCTTAAAGCCAAATGCTTTATTTAGTGCTTTAAGTGACCATCGTGCTTGCCAGCGCGGAATGATGCATAACTGGGACTTCAAGAAATTGCGGATCCCTGCGCGCATGTATACCGCGCTAAACCGCATTCACTCAGACGTCACCTATAATAATGCGGTATCCTGCGCGATGAGCCATCGGCTTATTACATCGCAGACTGTAGAAGATATGGTCACCGAAGTAATTAAGTCAAAGAGTGAAAGTGATGCGGCAAAGATCATATCCCGTTACCAAAAAGATGCTATCGATTCCGAAGCAAGGAGCAGTGCGCGGCACGGTAAGTTACCGCAACAACCCGCCAACAAGATGCTGTCGGATGCCAAGCGGTTTATTAAGCATCTAGACAAGGGTATTGATGCTTTGTTCCTTGCCAGCTTGACTGACCGTAGACGGGCGATGGATATACTTGAGCAGCTTATCGATAGCGCCAAGGATGTCAAAGCGGCATTGTTCCACATTGACCAAATCGACCCCTCAAGTCAGGCGGCTGAATGATCGAAACCAACTGGCGAAACACAGTAATAACTTCACTCGCAATAAAGCCAGAGGAGTGGCGACCACTAGGTAAGGTGTTTATTGAAGTCGCGGATGCTATACCGATGCACTCGGCATTGCGCCGGTTAGCTTCATCACACCGTATAAAAGCAAAGCGTGATAACCGTGATACAGACATAGAAGCTACTGATCTAGATTTAAACAAAGCACAATGGCTATACTTTAATGCCTTTGTGCTGCCACTTGTTGAGCGGAAAAATTCCACTCCCCATGCAAAACACAGCGATCTTGTCCGGTTAAAACCGGATAAACCTTGTGAAGATTGTGGTGGACCGACCTATCTTAAGGGTTGGGGTGAACGTAGAGGCGAGCGCCGCCAATACTTCTGCCCCACCTGTACTTTACCAAAACCCAGACCAAAGCCAAAGCCGGTTCAGCAGCCGCTTCTTACGGTTGTTCAGCAGCCGGAACAGGTGTCGAAACCGGTCGCTTTACTACCAGCACCTTTGCCCAAACCGGCACCTCCGCCGCAGCCTAAGCTACGGTTGATCCCGATAGTAAGACCACAACCACAACCGAAACTGGTTAAAACACCTCCACCTCCACCGCCGAAACCATTGGAGGACTGTAGGTCACTAGATGAAATTTACAAACAGTTTTTACTTGCGGCTGATAAGGTCAAGATTATAATCCCGAGTTATAACTCTTATCCCAAGTTGCATAAGTTATTACACCGGGCATTGGAAGCCGGTGCATTAGATGAGTATAAGCGGTTGACTTTATGGCGACAGAGCGAGCTAGTAGCCATAAGCCATCCGTTTCTTGGGAGCATGAATATAGTATGGAAAAAACGGGCTGATGATTGGATGGTTACAGGTACAGGTGTAACAGCGCAGTACAGGAAAAAATGGAGGAGAATACTTCAGGAGGCCTATGCCTTCGGGTGCTTGGGAATAACGTGCATAATAATGGCAAACCATACAGGTAATATATGTGAGCAAATGGATATAATGGTTAGCCGGTCGGAACCGCTACCAAAACCGAAGAAAACAATAAAGCAGAGGTGGGTTGCACCGATAAAAAGGGCGGTAGCTAGATGGCGTATCAAATGAAGTATGTATGTGGTACTGGTTGAAATAATGCGCGAGGAAATAAAACGCCAAACCAAAGCTGATGAGGATAACGCGGTGAAGATTGCCATTCTGGATATTTTAAGGATTCGGGAAACCAAACAGTAAGTAATTGATTCCACACAAGAAAAAGCTTGAAATGTTATTTTATTGCCTTATATAGATAAGGTTAGCCGGAAAATCCTTCCGGTGCGAAGCGAGAAAAGGTATATTTCTATGGACTTTTTTGTTTTTCTTCGTCTTACCAAAGACATGCCGGACGAAGAATTGTTGTTTTGGCGTAAACGCGCTATAGAACACCCCAATGACAGGCTAATTGTTCAGTTGCCTGGAACAGAACCAAATCTTGCTAATGCCACTTCTGCTGATTTATCGGCGGCTGTGCGTCAGTTTCAAGATGGGGAAAACCCCACCCAACGGGAAGTTCTTCTAAGAATGGAAGGCAACCCGAATAGTGGTAGAGACCGTAGTAAGGTACGTACTCTGATTGACAAGGGTGTTCCGGAACTGGAAGTACAGCGTGCTAAAAAGGGTGTTCTTACAGTTCGATTGACTGGACCATCAGGTGACGGAGGTGGGATGGATGAAACGGAAAAAGCGGAAGATATAAAAGACGCCGCTGAATAAAAAGTAACGGGGACAATAAAATAATCGGGGGATGCTAAGGATTCCCCGATTATTTTTAGCATTGGAAGGAATAAGTTATGGTTAGTATTGATGAGCTAGATGATGATGCAAATAAGTTGGTTGTTTTGTGGAAGAAGACGCTTAATTTTGCGGCTTCTTACGATGAAACTTATCAGCAAATTCAGAATAAGATAAAATCCGGACAATACGGTCCTGAATGGTATATGGAACGTTGGTTAGTAGTTAAGTGTGGATTAACCGAAAGAAGTTCGCTTAGAATGATTCGAGAATTTCATAAAATGATGGCTGAAGACAGGCGTGAAGAAATAGAAAGACGGTTGGAAGAAGTACGCCGCCAGAAGATTCAAGAAAAAGAGAACCTTAGAAAGGAACAGGAAAGAAACAAAAGACAGGTGGAAGATAAGATAGGGGAAGCTGCCCAAAGAAGGCTTCGGACTGCACAAATACTACGTGAGGCGGAAGAAGAAAAAGCTCGGACACAAGCAATTAAAGCTGAGACAAAAAGAAAACAAACCAGGGCTAGAAGTACTCAAGCCAAGAGAAATGCACGAGATAGATTAAAAACCGCAGTACGAAACAGTGGTTCCAAAAATAATATACCAGTGCCACCCGATTTGAAAATAGTAACATAGAAATAAGAGTGCAGTATATATAATGTGTGGGGAAATAATGTTGCTAAGCCCCTGAAATTAGGGTATTATTTTCCTGTAAGGTTTAGTAACTAAACCTTACAGGAAATGAAAGATGGGAAGATGAAAATACAGATAGACAATGTACCAATAGAAGATATTGATGAAGAAGAATCCACGGTCAATGAAGATGCTATTAATGCGTGGGAAAGAATACAATACAGCGGGAAAACTCTATTTGAAGATTGGCTTTTAATAGGGGTGTCCCTGCAACGGGCGCGCAGCCGTTTTATGTTCGAGACAAATAGTAAAAAAGGAACAGGTAGACGTTTTAATGATAAGATGAGTAAATGGTTAGAACAAATGGGTTTTGATAAAATCCATAAAACTGCTCGTTCGTTTTTAATGAAAGTTATGGACGATCCGAAAGTAGTTGAGTGGTATAGAAAACTTTCGGAAGCCGATAAACTAAAAACAAACCATCCGATAACAGTTATGGGCAAGTACCGGACATGGCTTCGTAAAGAAGGCAAGGCTGACGGACAAGTACAGAAGAAGCAAACTCAAAAGGAAGCGAATGCCGAGTTACAAAAAGAGAATGATAGCCTACACGAGCATATACAAAAGAAAGATGAAGAATTGCGAGAAGCAAACGAAATATGGGAAGAAGAGCGTAAAGAATGGGAAGATAAGCATGATGAAAATGAAGTATTAAGAGAAAGACTAGTAACAGGTATAATGGCAATTGCCGAGAAGTTCATACCGGAAAGCCGGTATGAAGAGTTTAAGGAACAGGTGGAGAAATTTGTAGAAGAAATTATGCCGGTGCCGGAAGATGAAGATGAAGAAACCTACGAACCTATGTTTAATTAGGACAGTAAAATGGCAAAACAGTGGTTTACTCTTTTGAAAGAATGCGGTGTTGAAGTCGATCTATCAACCGGTCTGAAATTACTAAGAGGCGCGTTAGAAATATTTGAAGAGTCCAAGCAAAAGAATTGGGAGATAGTACATACTGAAAAGATGCTTGAAGCGCGGAAACGAAACGATGAACTGCAAACAATACGAGAACGGATTGCTATTAAGCGGCAAGATGCGCTTAAGTGCAGAGAACGGCGCAGAGAGCATCTTAAAAGAATAGTTAGCGAGCAATCTGATGCGGCTAAGAATCAAAGAAGAGAGCCTATGTTCTAATGGTGTCGAATAACGGCGTTGACTACGTTGTTTCGCGAAGTTTCACGGTGTTACGCGGTGTTTGCCGAAGGTGCCTTAAGTACTGATTTATCATGAGTTTCTATCTTACACAATGTAGATTATAAAACCGGTTGCGTATATATAGGGGTACGGCGGCTACCCCGTTTTTTATCTACAGGAGAGCTACTAATGACTGAAATGAACGAGCACATCTTTCAAGACATCTTGAAAGATAATCTTTCCAACAGCGGTTCACCAGATTCATGGGCAAACTTAGGTAATTTGTTGGATGATTTTGCCCATTTGTTTAGAGGTGATCTGCTTTTCCATATGGAAAAGCAGAATGAAGCCGCTGAGGCTGCTATTGCTATTATAATCAATGTAATACTAAGAACACAGATCGAAAAAGTTGAGTATACTTTTAGCTTAATGATTGACGATTATCCGGGTAAGACCAAAGGTGTAAAGATTATGGAATGGGTAATCGACAAGGCGGATATTGTCGTCCCTGAGTACTTAAGCATTGAATGGAAAAAGTTGAGGACAAAAATGGGTCGGACTATTGATATAATGCTAAGTGAATTAGAACCCGCTGCCGCAAACGGTATTATAGCATCACCTGATCATATTATGGAAAGAATAAGGCAACGCGGCGGTATCGAAAAATTGAGTATGAATTATTTATTGCAAAAGCAGGGTAAAAAAGAGGCTCTCAGAGCCAAGAAAGAAATTGATAGAGTATCCGGTGCAACAACAAGACGCCTTAGAGCGGCACAAGCCGCCGGATACTCCTCAGTAAAAGAACATGATGTATATTTGGCTGAGATAACAAAGGAAAAACGCCGTATTGAAGCAAATGAGAAAATGAACAATTTACGAGAAAGTTTTGCAATCAACGGGTCAATACTTAAGTGTAAATGCGATCACCCGATATCTGACGGTAGGTTATTAATTATACGGGACGGTAAATTATACTTGTTAAGTGATGAAGATGAATGGAATCTAATGATATATGCAACGTCAATAGTGTGGTAAGGGAGGCGAAAGCCTCCCTTTTTTAATCAATGCTAAAACTTAGTAATTATGAGTACCTGATTTCCTTTGTGAATTATGATGTTATTGGTAATTACAAAATGGAGATGGATCAATATGGTTGTAATATAGAATCGTATGATATGTACCGTAATATAGTCGAAACTGAATATTCACCGTTATATGATTGTTTAGCAAACCATACGACACATATTTATAGATATCTTCTAATCGAGGTATTTGATATTTTTCGTGAGCAAGCTGAATTTAAACACCTTGATGATAATGAGCTGGTTGCGGCAATTAGAGAAGTAGGAATCTGCAGTTCTAGTAATCCTCACGGTTTGAAAGTATTACTAGATAAATACAATATTATTGTAACAGGCGAAAGAGTGGCTGAAACCTACGGTATAACATGCCTGATATGTAACGGGTTTGCATTTGCTGATGAGGATAAAAAAAGTGTTATTACAATATCTGATTATCTGAGAAAAAAACAGTTTTTTCCCCACGGCCAATCCGGTAAGGACTTTCAACACTCGTTAGTGTGCAACAAATGTGTTGATGACATCTTAGAGTTCTTTAAGTGTACCCATTATACTATAAGCAAGGAGAAAGTGAGAGATTACGTGAAGTTAAAAGCAATAGAACAGCAAATGATCGACAGCTTACGGGATCGATTCGTAAAAAAAGAGGAGGTTAAGTTGGAAGAACAACTGCAAGATGATGAACAATTAGAAGACTATGAAGATCCGGATTTGTACGATGATTTAATGAAAGAATACGGGGAAAAAACAATAGAGGAGTTACAGGAAATACTGGTTGAAATAGCTCGTAGAGAAGTAAAACGATATGATGAGGCTTTTGAGGACAACCAACTTAAACGAGTTATAGTCGATCTACTTTCTGGATGCAATACTTTGCCTCAAAGTATAGTGGATGATTTATATCATATTAAAGAGTTCAAAAAAGCATCAAAAGTGTCACAAAAACCGAGAGCTTATGAAGGTGACCCTTCTGCACCGATACAACCTCCAATACCTCCGAATAATGCAGCACCTATAATGGGATATAGAAAATGAAACAGAGGAAGATGAAACCGTTATTGGACGATAGAGCATTAAAGCAAATAATGTTGAAAATGACACAAGATCCTACAGCAAATATAGAGTTATTCTGTAACAATCTAGGTATAGATAAGAAAGAATTTCTTGATTATCTTCAGGATGATACTCGAGATGGTAAATGGTTACATGAAATATTTGGAAAAATCCACCGGAAAGTCTCAGTCTAATCAAATCTCTACTTACAGTCTAGGATTTAGATTTGGATTTGGATTTAACCGTCAAAAATAATCCAAATTTACGCTGGTGCTGGCACCCACGCTGGTAGGTGATAATAATATCTATATCCCCAAGGGGGATATTATTATCACCAGCGTGTACGACATGTGTGCGCCTGCGCGTGATGCGCCCACGCGCGAGGGACTGTACAATCAACGGTGGATAGTCTATTTTTACTACCGACTGAAATAACCCGTGCGTATATCTGAAATGTGGTAGAAAGGGAGGTGCCTTCCCGGTATACCACATTCCCCAAAGGCAGACTTGCGGTGCCGGTGACATACTCCCCTTACCCCCGTCGACTGGCACCGCACTTTTTTATTTGTAATCAGCTATAACTTCTGCTAGGTTCCGTCGAATGAAGACCACGGATCTAGTCGGTAGGCCCAAACGATCAGGCCATAAATCAGTCTTAGGCCAGCGGTTACGTTATCCACCGTTTTCGGTATGGTCGGCTCGTGATGGTGCATGGCAAAACATGAAGCGTGCATGGATTGCACTAGGTATAAAATCCGAACTCGGGCGTGGTGAAGGGCTGACACTTAACGGTGATGTCGGTGAAGATATCGACCATTACCGACACAAGGAAGGCACTCGCCCATTAGCTAAAACATATAACACCGGTGGCCCCGCTGAACTAGCCGCCGAATTTAACGGGCGTACACCGAACCAAGGATTGTATGTCACAGGCAAGGATTTAAGAAAAGGGATTACTAACAGGTTTGATGATGATGAAGAAGAAGAAGAAGTCCGAAAGCCGCGTACTAAATTCCATTCACAACCGGGCGGTGGCCCCAGTCACAAATCGGTATGGCTAGGGGCAAACGGTAAGCCGGTCGGCGGTAGTGAAAGTATCAACGCAACCAATAAGCCGGGTGAAACGTCTTCACTAAAAGACGGCCTCACTTACGGCACAACCATTCACCCCTATGACGAATATGTACCAGACCCTGAAGCCTCACAAACCGGTACATCAATATTTGATCCGGTTGTATGTGAATTATGCTATCGATGGTTTTGTCCGGCTCGCGGGACTATTCTTGACCCTTTCGCTGGTGGCTCTGTTCGCGGCATTGTTGCTAGCGTTTTGGGACGTTTTTACATCGGTATAGATTTAAGGCCGGAACAGGTAAAGGCCAACAAACAACAGGCCAACCTAATCTGTCATGAAGAAGACATGCCGGTATGGTTGTGCGGTGACAGCCAAGGTCTAGACGATATCCTCGATAATACAAACAACAGTGTAGATTTCGTCTTTAGTTGTCCGCCGTACTATGATCTCGAGTTATACAGCGACAACCCGAATGACCTTTCCAATATGGAATGGGGTGAGTTCTGTATTGCCTATAAGAAAATCATCGCACTGGCGGTAGATAAACTGCGTGACAACCGTTTTGCCTGTTTTGTAGTCGGCGATTTACGGGATAAGGACGGGGTGTATCGTAACTTACCGTCTTTGACTATTAAGTGCTTTCTTGAAGCCGGGTGTGATCTCTACAATGAAGCCGTTTTAGTGACAGCGGTCGGGTCGTTACCTTTGCGTGTAATGCGCCAATTCGATGTGTCACGTAAATTGGGCCGCACACATCAATCGGCTTTATTCTTTGTAAAAGGCGATCCGGCACTAGCCGCGAAGGCTTGTGAACCTGTCGAATTTGTCGGGCTAGATAGTGCGCGGTTAAAAAGCCCGGAGGAAGCCGGGGAAGCGGTTCTGGTAGCCGAAGCCGTATAGGGTAAGGGAAGGGTACCCGAAAACCCTTCACCGCGTTGTACGGTGCCCAAAAACGGAGGTAGCAATGCCGGTGACGACTAGGGAAAGGGACATAAGTGAAAGTTTGTTCCGCATCTACGAGTTCCATAGATGGGTGAGTACCAATATTTTGTTTCCAACTGTACCCGATAGTATAGTCCATCCTTTATTAAAAAACCTGATGGATGCTGAACACCTACTTGTCAACAAGTTGTATGATTTGGGTGAAATAGACCGTGTAGCCGCGATACAGAAGACACTAAAGGCACCGGGTAATGTTTGATTGGCTCACCTTTTTTAACAAATACAATATCGATTACACTCGAAAAGGACATACTACAAATAATGTCGGTATTAACTGCCCGTTTTGCAACGATTCAAAAGATAAGCAATATTTGGGTGTGTCACTCACCGGTAAAGGATGGTCTTGTTGGAAGTTTCAAAAGGCCCACGGGGGTGTGTCACCGTACCGGCTGATAATCGCTTTAATAGGCTGCAGTTATACCGAAGCGGTAAAGATAGTCCAAGACGATGAACGTGTTGTTCACAAAACGACTGAAGACAGGTTTCTTAGCGATTTTCACCGGTTGCTCGGTGTCAATAAACCATCGGTGCCGGTTTATGAACCGCCGACTTCACTGGGTTTCCTGAATGAGTTCAAACCCCTAGATGCGACTTCTATGTCAAGGAGATTGGTATACCCGTATCTAAACCGGCGCGGTTACACCGATGATAGACAGATAGATTGGCTGGCTGACCATTACCGGCTACGTTTTGCCTATAACGGGGTCTTTGCTTACCGGATTATAATCCCGGTTTATATGCACGGTGAACTTATTACATGGACAGGTAGAACAATATCCGATGATGAGGACTTGCGGTATGACACCTTGAGCCCCGATCCTGTGAAGGCAATAAACCGGTCAGTACCGTGTGCGATGTTGTCAATAAAAGATACCATATTTGATTATGATAACTTGTTAGACGGCGGTGATACCTTAGCGGTGACAGAAGGCCCGTTCGATGCCATGAGAATTACTTTCCTGGGTAAACGCTATGGTATACTAGGGACTTGTCTCTACAATAAAACACTGGCACCGGTACAGGCTAGTCTATTGGGTGATCTAACGGACAAGTTTAACAAGTATTTTAACCTGTTTGATGAAGGTGAGAGTTTAACCGGTTTTCAGACTTTTCCCTATAGTTTACGGTACTTTGAACGGCTTTCCTTACCGCGCGGTTATAAGGACCCAGCAACACTTGACGAAAACGGTTTTAATTACTTGTTCGGTTTTACCGGGTAAAATAAATCCTTTACATTTAGCGCCGTAGTGCTTATACTTACAATCAGCGGGGAAGAGAAGCGCGCATCGTTTGAGTGTCACTAGGTAAACGGTCTTGTCCCCGTTCGCCCGTACATGATACCCCTCGATGCCCTCCTCCTAGAGGGGTCTGCCGGTGGATCCTTTCCCCGTAAGCACCGGCACCTTCACCTTTTTACCAAACTAATCCAAACACGGGTAGCAATATGGACTATAAAAGTCTTCAATTGCCGGAGGGTATAGTCGGCTGGATATACAATTACTCCCGACAGAATTACTGGCGTGTAGCGGGATGGATTGAAATAGACGATTTAATGCAAGAGGGGTTATTAGCGGCGTATAGGTGCCGCGAACGTTACGGCGATGTCGAACCGGCGCATTTTATGCGGTTAGTCCAACGAACCTTTATGAATAGAATAACCGATTTAGTGCGGGTGTCATTGGGTTTTGACGACTCGACAAAGCTAGCCGATATTACACCGGAAAGAAGCGAAACCGACACAATAGACCGGTTAGCGGAACCGGTTGAAGCTTTGCAAGAATTTGCGATGCTGCTTGCCGAATTACCGGTTCACCTGCGAAATGCGGTCGAGTTACTGATAAACGACCCGGTGCAGTTTCGCAAAGCCTTGCGGATAAAGTTTGATGGAACCGGTGACAACACAATGTCAAAGCGGTTAGCAAGGCTAATCGGATGGCCGGAACATTTAGATTTTGAAACCGAGTTGCGTAGTTATTTATGGCAACGTCAACGCGGTTTACTAAACTGGGAAAATTCGGCAATAAAGGCAAGAATTGATAGATTGAAAACCGGGTGAAGCGGTGCGTATAGCTAAGTTACGGGTGATCTTATCTATACTGTTGTACAGACCAGAAGGCACGTATTGCCCGTGTTAGATGCTATTTTTCTGACAGCGGTTACAGTACTCGTATTTGATTCTCTATTTAATGTCATTAGTGACATGCCGCGCAGACTATTATGGCTTATTATTATTGTTGAAATATTGTTATGTATTTGAAAGCGAGGGATTTATTTTCGGCACGGTACGTTTAATCCCTTGACTTCTGAAGTACCCCGTATAGATTACTAACTGCATACCCTTTTTAGGCGTGTACACAAGTAATGGAAGGACTTCAAGTAATGGCTGACGCAGAAGTTGTTACGGCGGAAGCACCGCCACAAGACGAGCCGACTTTGTATGATCGGATTGTTGAACAAACCGGCATCAAGTATGACGCAGAAGACTATATGTCGGTTGCCGCGTACAAGTACGAAGTCTGTTCTTGGTTCCAGAAGGAATTTCCGAACGATGTTGACTTTGAAGATCCGGCAAAGGTAGCCCCGGATATTCAGGAAGTCATCAATGAAACAACCAAGATCCTGCACAACAACAAGGGTGCGCGGGTAAGGGAGCCGTTGCCGGTGTGGCAAGGTTTGCCTGATCCCGACGATGTTGACAGCAGGCCGAAGCGCGGTGCCCGTAAAAAGGCGACCAGTGAGGACGGCGGTGAAGTAAAGCCGAAGGCGGCCCGCAAGCCGCGAGCGGTAGCGGATAAGCCGCCTCCGGGTCCGAAGCCGCCGAACCGTTACTTGCGGGTCGCGCGTGCTTTGATTCAGAACCCGAAGCTGACAAAGGACGAACTTGCCGAAGATTGCGATATCGCGGCAAATGCGGCGGGTTACTGCATGGAGGCCTTTGTTGCCAACTTCACCGCTTTTAAGGAAAGCGGCCACCTTGTCGGTTTTGACGACGAGCCACCGGCAGCAGCGTAAGCGGTGACAGAAGAAAAGCGGGTGGTAGAAATACCACCCGCTCTTTCTTTGGAAATTCGTCGCGGTGTGTATGAGGAAGCAAAGCAAATAAGGAAGGTGGCGAATAGCCATCCGTACACCAAACATTTCTCCTATATCGGTTACTGTAACCGCCCCAACTTCGCAAACGGTAATATAATAGTCGCGGTTGTTAATGAACAAATAATCGGTTTTGTGGTGATGAAGCCGAAGCTTTCACTCCATGAAACCGAAATCGATATTATTTGTGTTGCGGAAGAATGGCGTAGCGGCGGTATCGGTGTTAAATTACTTGATTATGTAGTAGAACATATGCCAACACCAATTTTGGTATTATCGGTGCAGACCGATAATACTAGGGCTATTGCGTTTTATGAGCGATACGGGTTTAAATGTCGCGGTGAACTGACTGTAGCCGGTACACAAGTATACCGTATGAGGAAGTTATGCAAGCGGGGTGCATTACTGTGATGGAATCAAAGAAAGAAATACGCCGTATAACTAGGATCCATTTTGCGGGTGGACATTACGGACAAACCATCCTCGCGGAGTGTAATGATGGCACCATTTGGAAATTGGGTTACTATACAGAAGTTCCGAACTGGCGCTGGCAAAAGATGCCACCAATACCACAGGATGATACTATAGATGGCTAGAATTAGAATTGATGTAAACAAGCTTAAGAATTATCTCAGAGAAGAATTTGAGATGAATTTTTCTTCGAGTAGAACCTGGGACGATTTGCCTGAATGTATACAACAGCACTGGACTAAAATAGCAGAAGAAATGTCGTATGATCTTATTACTAAAGGGATTGTGGAGATAACTGAATGATTGATCTTATACCGGTTGAGCAACACGGTGATTTTCCTGAATCAACACAACATATGACGGAAAAATACATGCTTATAGTACCGGATCGAAAAACTGAAGGTGTTGTATTAACCCCGGTTGAGCGGCATGGTAACATATGGATTAAACGTGATGATTTATTTGAAGTAGCCGGATGTTATGGTGGAAAAGCCAGGACTTGTTATTCACTGGCACAAGAGGCCAAAAAGCTAGGGTACAGCGGGCTTGTTACTGCTAGCGCAAGGACTAGCCCGCAGAGTGCTATTGTTGCTAAAGTGGCTAGATATTTAGGTCTTACCGCTCGCTGTCATATGCCGACAGGCGGTTATACTGAAATGATGATGTTGGCTGAAGCAAGCGGTGCTGAAATAATCCAACATAAAGCCGGATATAACACAGTAATTATTAGACATGCTTTAGAAGATGCGCGTGTAAATAGATTGTTTGATATTCCATTTGGAATGCGGAATTGGGAAGCGGTTACACAAACCAGGGAACAGGTAGCAAATGTTCCACCGGATGTAAAAAGAATAGTCGTTACTGTCGGCTCTGCTATGTCGGCATGCGGTATACTTCACGGGTTAAGAGATTACAATAGAAACGATATAGAGGTATTAGGTGTAGTAGTTGGTGCTGACCCGGTTAAAAGGCTTGATGCATTTGGAACAATACCGTGGCGTAAAACCCTGACGTTAGTCAGATCACCGATTGATTATCATGATTCGGCAGATAATATACTTGACGGTATATATTTAGATCCGTACTACGAAGCCAAATGCATTCCATTTTTGCAGCAAGAAGATTTGTTTTGGGACGTCGGTATTCGCCCACCTAAGTAAACCGCCGTATATTTGTAATATACCGGCATAGGGGGTGAATGTGATAGTCAACCGACAGGTAATCGTCAGTATCCTGAAACTTGTGTCACCAGCGCTAGCCGGTGAAAAGAACCAGGTCCGGGAGTTGCATAACTTCTGGTTTGACGGCACTCATATATCCGCGTTTAATGACATACTCGGCATTAGGATGGAGTTTGAAAGTGATTTTGAAGGCGGGGTAAACGGTAACCATTTACTCGGTATACTTGAAAAGAGCAGGGCGCGTAATGTTAGATTGGAACTGGATGCTAAAGAAGACGGTGTTCTGGTTGTTAAAGCCGGTTCCGCGACTGCTAGGTTGGCACTAATGCCTATTTCTGATATGCTATGGAACCCGAGTATTCCGAAGGATGAAGGTTATACAGTCACAAAGGAATTTCTAGTCGGTGTTAATCGGTGTTTGCTGTCGGTCGGTACGGCAAAGGTGCTTACACCGGAGCAACGCGGTGTGACACTAATCCAGAATACTTCCGAGTTTAACATATACTCGACAGATGCGGTGAGTTTATCATGGGTGAAGTTAAAGGGTAATTCATCATTAGGAGAAGATGAACGGTGTATTATCCCCACCGAGTTTTGTGAGCAGTTAAAGAACTTAGGCCCGATCGGATCTAAGTTACGGTTTGATGCTAATTCGGTGTATTGTGACTCAGCTGTACTTGTTGCGGAAGTAGTCGATACAACAAAGAAAGATGACAAGGATCCGCCTAGAGAAAAGGTGATAGTGAAATCACTGTTGTTTTCGGCTTTAGTTGAAGATGAAGATGTGGTTGATTTCTCCAAACACATCGCCGGGTATATTAAAGGCAAGGGAAACTTCACCATACCGGGCGGTATGAAGATGTCAATTGACCGTGCAATGGTTATACTTGACGAAGATCAGCCGATTAACCTTAAGGTTGGCAAGGAATATAAGGATGATGACCAAAAAGTAGTATTTATCTTTGCTACAGCGGAAGACCAGCACGGTAAAATAAACGATATCATCGATATAAAGGAAGAGGAAGACGATCACCCGGAAATTCAAGTAAGGGTCGATGCGAAGATACTAAAGCGGGGGCTAGATAGCTGCAAGTATATAATGATTACCAATGAATGTGTTGTTATGCGCAGTGTACCATCGGAGGCCTTTATTCACATCGTCGCGACAAAGTAGCCGGGGGGAAGACATGGGTCTATTGTTTGTGTCCGGTAAGGGCGGAACACCGGCAAAGAATACCAATCGGGTCAGTGATGATTTACTTCACAAGCTAGGCTGTCGGGCCTGTCCGCTGCACAAAGAAGAAAAGCGGCTTAAATCACCGAAAATGCCCGCAACCGGCAGTGACACACCGTTGATTTATATTATCGGTGAAGCACCCGGTGCTGAAGAAGACCGCGAAGGGGTGCAGTTTGTCGGCAAGAGCGGTGATCTCCTTCGGCCTAAAATCCCCCGGCACCTACGAAAGAAGATACGGTGGAATAACACCATAAATTGCGTGGCCGGTGATACTGTAGTGTCATCACCGGGATCTATTAGGAAGATTTTCCGGCATAAATTTACCGGTCCATTGATTACGCCAATAACGAGAAGCGGGCGCGTCTTCTCCATTACCCAAAATCACCCGGTGTTGACCTTGCGCGGATGGGTTGCTGCTAATGAAGTTGTAAAAGGCGACTATCTTGTCAGCAGCACCGATAGTGATTGGGAAGTCATCACGGCGGGTCCATACGAATATAAGTGTCCAACCCATATTAGTGAGATATTCGATTCTATTTGTGAATCGGGTATTTCGCAAAGGGTTGTTGGTAGCACTATCGACTTCCACGGCGATGGGTCTAATAGCGAGATCGATATTGTAAGTCCCTTCCCTGAATTGGTGAATAACTGGCAGGTTCCTACTGATAAGGAGATCGCACAAGTAACGCTCGCCTTGTCCGCTCATAGATTTGGTGCCGTACTTGCGAATAGCCAACCCTTCATGTTTGTCTCTGATTTCAATTCCAGCTTTAATGAGGTAGTTTCGGATTGTTCTGGTGCTACTGTGTATGCGAATAGCAATCTCATTAATACTTTCTCCGGTAAGATAAGCTTTGATGAGATCATTGATATTGAAGTTAGGGCTTATAGCGGGCATGTATATAACCTCGAAACTGATACAGGCTGGTATATAGCTAATAATGCAATAATACACAACTGCCATCCTGAAAACAACCGCGATCCCGATAAGATAGAGATCGAGTGTTGTCGTAGCCGGATAGAACAGGACATTGAAAGAACAAAGCCGTCTGTTATATTCGGCATGGGTTCCTTTGCATTACAATGGGCGGGTAAAGCTGCCGGTAGTGAAATGTGGCGGGGCAGGCGGTTCCCAATTCAGATCGGTAGTCACACTTGCTGGTTCTATGGTTTTTACCACCCATCGTTTATCCTTCATCAACAAAAGAACACATGGAAGAGTGATAATGAAGTAGCTTTTGATTTAGACTTGAAAAAAGCTTTTGCCGAAGTTGAAGCCGGGTTGCCGGTGCCGGTAGTGCACACGGCTGAACAGGCTAAATCGAATATTACTTGTATTGAAGGGCGTAACAATAAAGACATACGGTATTTGTTGGAATTTCTTGATTATGCCGGTAACTGTGATGTAGCCGGTGTCGATTACGAAACCCAGAACCTTCGGCCTTACCGCAGGGATTCGGAAATACTGACAGCGGCGGTATCGGTATCTGATGAAACGGTATCATTCGGTTATCGACACCCGCAAGTAGGATGGGACGACCATGACTTGCGGCAAATAGATACCGCATGGGTCCGGTTCCTAAAGGCACAATCAATAAAGGCGGTTCACAACCTGTCGTTTGAACTTGAGTGGACTTGCTATTTCTACGGTAATGAACTGGTCAGATCAGTACCGTGGGCCGATACTATGACCCAAGCTTATGTATTAGATGAAAGGGTAGGTGAACAAAAGTTCATAGGCCCGCTGGGTCTTGATTTCTTGTGTAGCCAATACTTCGGCTTTAACCTGAAGCCACTGACACAAGGTCTAAACAAGGAAAACATGCGCGATGAACCGTTAGATAAATTGCTACCGTATAACGGCATGGATGCCAAGTATCACCGGCTATTGTTTTTGGAACAGGAACAAAGAATAATCGATGAAGATCTTGTATCGGTGTACAATGAGAAACTGCGACAAGTACCGACAGCGGTATTGACACAGTTGATCGGTATTCCGATTGATCGTAACGAAAATGTCCGGCTGCAAACCGATTATGCTGAAAAGATAAAAACAGTAGTAGAGGAGATCCAAGCATTACCGGAAGCAAAACGGTTCTACCAGTTGACCGGTAAGAAGCTTAACCCCGGTTCACCCCCGGATGTAATCGTAATACTACGGGATATTTTAAAGACTAGGATCGGACAGGAAGGTAGCGGATGGTCGACAAAGGATAGTATCCTAAAGCAGATTGATGAGCCGATTATTCACGGTATTCAAACATATCGTAAACTTACCAAGATTAAAGGTACGTACATCGATCCGTTTAGTGAAGGTTCACCCGCTGTTTATGCCGGTGATACACTGCATCAAAACCTAGGGACGTGCTTCACCGAAACTGGAAGACTACAGAGTGACGAACCGAATTGTCAGAACTGGCCGATCCGATCACCGGAAGGAAAGAAGGCAAGAAAGCAAGTCAAGGCAAAGGTAGTTGCTTCATTTGACTACGGTCAAATAGATGCCCGTATTATCGGGTGTGGTTCACGCGATCGAAATTATTGTAAAGCATTGTGGGAGAATTATGACATTCACAAGCACTGGGCGGAAAAATTAGCTTATCACCACCCCGATTTTGTCGGCGGAAAGAAAAACCTAAAAGATCCAACAATAATGAAGGCTTTTAGAAATAGAATAAAGAGTGATTGGGTATTTGCTTCATTTTACGGTGCAGCACTACGGACAACAGCCGGTAGGTTTGGTGTTGATGAAGATGTATTAAAACCGTTGTTTGAAGAATTTTGGAAAGAGTTTCATGATGTACGTGTATGGCAAGAGGAGTTAATTAAGCAGTTCAACGAATTTGGCTTTGTCCAGTTATTTGATGGGTTACGGCGGAGAGCACCGCTAGGACGAGGACAAATAATAAACAGCGGTGTACAAGGTGCAACAAATAGGATTGTAATGCACGGTATGAACCGTCTATCTGAGTTAGGTGATGACCGATACCAAGCGCGGTTTCAAATACATGATGATTTAACTTTTCTGTTTGATAGCGAGAATGACTTCGTTGATTGTGTACCGACGATTATTGATACAATGCTTGACGGTAAGGAGTTTGACTGGTTCTGTGTACCGCTATCGGTTGAGGTCAAGAGTGGTCCTAACTGGGCAGAATTAGAGGAAGTGGGTACGTATCGTAGTGATATACGCCTTAATTGGCCGCACCGCGCAAGAGAGTTTAAGTGATGCAAGGTATAGCGTTAAATATTTCTGGTCAACGTTTTGTGAAGTGTTCAGCTTGCGGCGGGACTAGGTATTTACGACCGTATTCACCGTTTCACCGCATACCCATTTGTCGACCGTGTTTTATGGTCTGGTATGACGGGCCTTCAACTGTAGTTTCAACCGATCCCTTATCCGTTGGGATGGCAAGCCTGAAACTAAAGGCAGCATGTAAGTGGCCGTGGGATGAGGAAAATTTACGGCGATTGGAAAGGTGGCACAAATGAGTAAAGAGTCACTCATTAACAAATACCGACCGAGAACCTTTAAGGAAGTGATAGGCCAAAAGGCGGTTGTTACATCGTTTAAGAATGCATTGGATGAGCGAACAAGCCATGCCTTTATCTTTACCGGGCCAGCCGGTACGGGTAAAACTTCACTGGCAAGAATAGGTGCGGCCTATGCCGGAACCGATAGATCAGGTCTCCGTGAAATATCCGCCGCTGTGTACAACGGTGTCGATCATATGCGGGAACTTGAAGATTTAGTGGCATACCGCCCGCTAACCGGGTCTACTAAAAGCTTTATTATTGATGAGTGTCAGCAGATATCAAAAGCCGGTTGGGATGCTTTACTGAAGATACTTGAAGAACCGCCCGAGTGGATGAACTGGTTCTTTTGCACTACCAACTTTAACCGTTTACCGGAGACAATAAAGCAGCGGTGTACAACCTATATCTTAAAGCAAGTCCCGTTCAGTGAATTATTTGACTTCCTGTGTGATATTGTTGAGCGCGAGCGGTGTGATACCCCGCGACAGATAATAGAGTTGTGTGCGAAGAACTCGCTTGGGTCGCCTAGAAAAGCATTAATCAACCTATCTGCATGTAAAGATGTACGTGACAGAGCCGAAGCCTTACAGGTGATTGTCAATACTGAAGTTGTTGAAGCGGGACCGGAATTTAACCTTGCGCGCGGTTTAGCACAGGGATTTAAATGGAATAAGATACAGCCGTTATTGCTAGAACTGGCGAAAGATGAGAACATAAACCCGGAGACTGTTCGTCATACAATAAGAGCATACTTCACTAAAGTAGCCCTTGGTACAGAGCGAGAATTACCGGATGAGAAAACCGTGTGCTTTGCCTTGTCTATACTGGATCATTTTCTTGAGCCGTTTGACAGTACAAACGGTATCTCGCCGGTTGTAGCGGCTGTTGGTAGATGTTTGTTTAGCCGTGCGTATAGTTAGAAAGAGGTATAGGTAGTACGCATGAAATACAACGATGAAACTTACGAAGAATTAAAAGCCGGTTTATCCGTAGATCGGGATGCACTTGATATTGAGTTAATCAAACAACCCAATCTATTTTTTCATGCATCGGAAGGCACGGCTTATGCCGAATCTATTCGGGATAGAAAGGCACTGGAGATCGACAAGGTGTTTGCTGAGTTAGACCTTGATGTCCGTGATAACATGACTTCAGACGGTGAACGGATAACAGAAGACAAGGTCAAACAGCAAATAAACCGTGAGGATGACTATCACAGGGTATTGAATGACCACCGCATAAGTAACCATGAATTTCGCAAATGGGAATCATTGAAAAATGCTTACCGGATGAGAGCAGAGATGCTTAAAAGCCTGGTAAGTCTACATAACTCTAATTACTTCGGGGAGGTGACGGGGATGGCCGAAAAAAAGACTTCGTTGGAGCGTTTCCGAAGGGTTTAAGTGATGGAACAGGTAATCACAAATACAGCTATAGTAGTTGTCATGGTGATCGTGTGTTACCCGCTTTACTATCTTATAGGTCTGGGTTTTTCACGCGGTTTTCATCGTGGTAAACAAGAGCATATCATGTCATTACTGAACAGTAGCAAGGAGCCATCTAGTGGCACGAGGCAGAGAACGTAACTTCGACTACACGCCTTCGTATGAAGCGACAGTCGAAATTGCTGAAAAGCGGACTACTTTTGACACTCTCTACAAGGATGTCAAACTGTTCAAGCCGCACCAAGGCGCAAATTTAATCCGAATACTACCGCCGACATGGAGAGGAAGCAAGCATTACGGGTTATTGATCCGCCTTCACCGGGATGTTGGCCCGCGTGACCGGCAATACTTGTGTCTAAAGGAAAACGAGTCTTCACCGGAAAAGCGTTGTCCGATCTGTGATAGCCTATTTGAATTAGGTGCGCGGGCGACACTTGATGAAAAACGTGCGTTGTCACCACAGGAAGCCTATATTTATTACATTATCGACCGTGATGATGAAAAAGCCGGTTTACAGGTGTGGCAAGTATCATTGAACCTCAATTCTGAAATTGCCGCGCAGTGTATAAACCGGCGCTCGAAGGCGGTTATCAATATCATCCATCCAGATCACGGTTACGACCTTGAGTTCAGCCGTACCGGGACTAGAAGAAATGACACCAGGTATCGCGGGTTTCATGTTATGCGCGAGCCTAGCCCGTTATCGGATAATGATCGTGATTATGATGCATGGTTGGATGAAATATTCGACCGCCCGTTAACAGACGTCCTGAACTTCTATTCTTATGAGCACATTGAGCAAGTGTTTACCGGGCGCGGAAGGGATGAAGAACCCCGTTCCCGTAGCCGTGAGCGTGATGAAGAAGACCGGGACGATCGCCAAGTAGAACGGCGGCGCAACCGTGATGATGAAGAAGAAGATCGTCGTAGTACCCGTAACCGAAGAAGTGATGACGACGATGATCGTTATTCACGTTCAAGAGAGAATGATCGGGAAGATCGTCGCGGACGTGAAGAAGAAAGACGCGGAAGTAACACTCGTGATGATGATGATCGCGAACGTCCGAGAAGAACTTCAGACGATGATGAAAGTAGAGATAGAGGAAGGTCACGTTTATCACGTGACCTAGACGACGAAATCCCTTCTGATGGCGGTCGCCGCGCCAGAAGCAACGGGCGGGACGAAGATGACCCCGATATGACTAGGGCTGTTAGGCAGGAAGTATTACCGCCTGAAGAACCGCGCCGTTCTTCTAGAGCGCGTTTTGATGAAGACAATAACAGTGCGGAAGAAACCCGCCAAGAACGGCCCAGGCGCGGACAAGAAGACGACGATGATAGTAATGAACGCTCAAGGCAAAGGGCGCGTGATCGTTTGAACAGGGAGTAGATCCGAATCCTAATATGGAAGCTGAACCGTACTAGTGGGCGACGGCCTTGTAGAAAACGGCTAGGCAACCTAACCGCTGGCAGACCGGGAGAGATAGTCTGCCTATTACTAAAATCGGAGTGAAGTAATGGCACGGGTAAAGCTCGATGAGGAGCCTTTTTCTTCGCAAGACCAGGATGGAGGCATTTATTTTTCAAATCTTAAGCCGCCCGTTGATTTTGTATCATCTGGCTGTACTATTCTTGATTGTACTATCGGCGGCGGTTGGCCGTTAACCCGAATATCCAATGTAGTTGGTGATGAATCAACAGGTAAAACATTACTTGCGATTGAAGCATTTGCCAACTTTAATAGGCAATTCTCCAACGGACTGATGTTTTACCGGGAAGCGGAATCAGCTTTTGATGAAGGCTATGCTGCTGCATTGGGAATGCCGGTTGAAAGGGTTGATATTAGTGATCCGGATTCGATTATTACGATTGAAGATTGTTACGAGGATTTAAGTAAAGCCATTGATAAATGTAAATCAAGCGGTTTACCGGGTTTTTATGTATTAGATTCTTTAGACGGTTTGACTTCAAAAGCTGAGATGAAGGAGAAGTTTGATGCCGCTAGCTATAATACTGACAAAGCTAAGATGATCGGTAAGCTACTGCGTATGTCGAGAAAAGGTGTTGCTCAAGCAAACATGCACTTTATGGTCATATCACAAACCCGTGATAAAATCGGCGCAATGTTCCCGACAAAAACTCGTTCTGGTGGAAGGTCATTGGACTTCTTTGCTAGTCAAGCATTATGGCTATCCCATGCTGATGATGTTACACGGACTATAAATGGTATAAAGCGGGTTACCGGGATTCATATCAAGGCCAACTGCAAGAAAAACAAGATTGCACTGCCATACAGGCGGTGTGAGTTCACCATTAGCTTTGGACACGGTATTGATTCATTAGTTACGAGTATGGATTGGCTAGAAGATAGTAGTTTATGGGATGAGGTATTTGAAGTAAAAAGACCGGCTCTTAAAAATAGATTGGATAAGATGACAAATACAGAATATTGGCAAGAAACCGAGCGTGTAAGCCGGGAAGTTGTTCGCTTATGGAAGGGTGTAGAAGACGGATTTCTTGAAAATGTGCGACCCAAATACAGGAGTAACTAATGAGCTTTGGTTTGTTAACCGCTTTGAATCCTACCGATATTCCATCAATACTTAGACGGTGCGCGCAAGGTTACCGAGGGAATGAGTCACAATACCCGGATGCATGGAAACTTGCCGCTGATGAGTTCGACCGTTTTGCCAGAGAACTGGCACCGAAGATTAAATCGGCAATGGACAATCAAAGAAAGCCAAGGCCCAGGCTGTAAAATACTTTACTTGCGGAACAAAACATCCTTGAAACTGTTTTGTACTTAAAGTATATGGACAAGTAATTCGGCGAGTGAGTATAGCGGTGAATCTCTCCGCTTTAGGGTGAATACCTTAACCACGCGGGTGGATTGATAAAGAGCCCCGCACACCCGTTGATAGCCATAACGAGAAGGCCGGATTAAAATCCGGCCTTTTTGTTTGTTTTGTTTTGTCAAAGGGGAGAAATAATATGCCAGAATATTACGGGGTGAATTATATGGTAGTAGGAAAGGTCAGATCACCGTCTGGTTTTTCCCGTGATTTACTGTGCACAAAGCAACCGACAATCCAACAAATGAACTTTATGTATTTGCTCTGTAAGCATGTATCACGCATTATTGACATGGACGATCTTTGCTATCAATTGAAGTGCTCACCTAATGCGGTGCGGGTTATCGCAACCCATATACGGAAAATACTGCACTACCATTGGTCAATAGAATCGGTAAGTAACCGTGGGATAAGGATGTCTTATATCGGCGGTGCTTTGTCTGATGCCGATTTTACTTACCTAGAGTTCAACCCGGAGATGTTAGTCAGAACAAGGAACCGTGAAACCCCGCAGAAGCGGGTACGGCGGATTAGTTTTAGGGTAATGAATAAGCCGGTGCGGGCTAAGCTTGAAGAAGATTTGAATATTGACCCGGTTATTATACCTGTCACCAATACGGTAAGGACCCGTGCGCGATTATAAAAGTGCCGCGTATATATTTAAGGGAGTGATAGATAGGGTTTAAGGTGAAGTTTGATCTTACCGATTACAACCCTCTTTGGATCGTCCTGGCCGGTTGTATTATAGGCTTGATGATCGGTGTCGGGTCGTTTTTTGTTGCAAGGTCGATTCCGCCGCGCCCTATCGAGGTCATAATCCACTTTGAACCGCCGGGTACCAAATGAGTGACGATATACCGAGTAATGAAAAAGAAATCCTGATGTATTTTCACTGCGGGTTATGCCTGAAGGAAAAGCCGCCTGATGTGACACCGCGTGATTGGATACACATCGAAGCGGGGTGGACACAGAAGGGTTTTCAAGTGTGGTGTGTTCGTCACGAGTGTAATGTCATAAACATGGATTTTGAAAAGCATAAACACCCGGCAAATGCAACGCGGAGGGAATGACTAGTCGGCGACGACTTCCTATCAGTCACACCTGCGTTACCATTGCGGGTTTGATCCTCTCGTTACCGCTGCTGATTATTGTATTAACCCTAACCCCGGTGTTTTTATTGATAAATTTGATAAAAAGATTGGTGGTTAAGAAGAAAGGGTAAGTTATGAGTGTTATCTTTACCGCTGATCTACACCTAAACCACAAGCCGTTAGATGAATACCGTTGGGAGATCTTTAGATGGTTACGAAGCCAAACCGCTGATGAGTTGATTATTGGTGGTGACTTGACAGATGCAAAGGATCACCACCCGTCTATACTAGTCAACCGGCTGTACAAGGAACTCACAGATTTATCACTCCATTATAAAAGGGTGATTATTTTAAAAGGTAACCACGACTATTTTGATCCGAAGCACCCGTTCTTTGAGTTTGTCGGCAGTGACACCGGCAAAATCAATTATATAAAAGAGCCGCGTGTCATAGATTTGTCAATAGGCAGGGCTACACTCATACCGGCTGGTGAAAAGTGGGGTGGTTTTAAACTTCACGAGTTCCCGTTTGTCTTTACCCATGCGACCTTTAGCGGTGCAAAAGCCGAAAACGGGACTATCCTTACCGGTGTAGACCCGGCTGTACTAGACGATTACAACGGTATAGTGTACAGCGGTGACATTCATGTTCCGCAGGAACTGCGCGGCGGTAAAATCATCTATGTCGGTGCACCGTACCATACCCGGTTCGGCGATTCCTTTAAACCGCGTGTATTAGAAATAACCAATCGTGATGATTCTGATTTATACTTTCCGGCACCGCGTAAGGTGATACTGACAATAACCAAACCGGAACACCTGTTCGCGGAGGATGTCGATCAGGATGCAAGTAAAGGCGACCACGTAAAGGTGCGTGTTTTGCTTCATCGTGCCGAATATGTGAAATGGAAAGAGTATAAGGAAATAGTCCGCAATATAGCCGAAGATAAAGGTTGGTTACTGTTCAGTATTGAGTCGGTGCCGTTAGAAATAGAGCACAAAGATAAGCCTGAAACCGATACCGACACTGGTCTGACAAGTGAGGAAATACTACTTGATTATGCAAAGCGGAACAAGGCAAGTAAACTGCATATACAGCTGGGAAAAGAGTTATTGGCCGGGTAATAAACCGCACCGTATATATGTATAAGCTGTTGAAGTACGGGGGAAATACAACAATGATTATCGGTTTTACCGGAACCCGCGACGGAATAACAAAGATACAGGAAGAGCGGGTAGTTACTATAATGCATAATTTGCTGCCGCATCGTTACGACCTACTCATTCACGGCGGCGCGGAGGGTGCGGATGATGCTATTCATAGTGCTGCTGGTGATCTTTTTGATTTTCGCATCGAGATCTACCCGTGTAAGGAGTCGCGTAGAACATACTGGGTACAACGTAAACAGGGTAGAGGTGAAGATTACTTTGTGCATACGACAAGGGAACCACTTGAAAGAAATAGAATCATTGCCGACCGCTGTAACCATCTCATCGCCACCCCGTTTCAAATGGTTGAAATAGTTAGAAGCGGTACCTGGGCAACAATACGCTATGCCAGGGAGAAGCGTAAATCGGTTACTATAGTATTTCCCGACGGTTCAGTATCGGAAGAGCGCCGTAACGGTGACCGTAACTTGTTAAACCTTCATCGAGTAGCAAAATGACTGATCCAGAAATCCGTAACCGCTTTACGATTTTAACATGGGCTGTGG